ACTGCCTTGTTTCGAGGCTTGGCCATAGTTGCTTGTTCACAGTACCAACTAAATTGACAAAGAACTTTCTCGTATACTACGTTCTTCTGGTAAACCACTTTGCAAATGTCACTTGGGAATTGTCCACTCTCTGCTCGGTTGATAGTAACCTGTGCAACTGCAACTTTGCCCTCGAATGGCTGATTGCCTGCTTCGTAATAAATGTTACGAGCTAGACACTCTAGTTGCGTATTACGCACCTCTGCTGTGATAGCACTGTTAGTGACAGCTACTTGTTTATCCGGGTCTAGTTTGTACATGACCGCCTTGTATCCAATAGTTCCGACTAGTGCTAAACCTATCAACACAAGTAAGATTTTAATGAGTTTAATCATTTCTTCTCCTTTTTGTTTATTAAGTACTTATCTACGCATTTTGCTGATATCAACGGCTTCTTCGTCTGAAAAAACCGGCACAGCGTTACTCTTATGCATAGTAGCGATACCTTTCACTTTGGTACCAGTATAGACCTTGGCTGGTGCCATGGTGGCTACACCATTATCTTGCCCCAAACTCTTAATATGAGCGGTACTGCGCCCTTCGGGGATTTTCAATGAATAATGTCCAGTTAATGAGTCTGCGGACATTGCACGTTTGCGGCGTTTTTCTTCCGCTTCAACGCCCCATCGTTTTTGCAGGTCTTTCCAATCTTTATCCAATTGTTCTGCTTGACGTTTGGCTTCTGAGGAAGCATACTTTTGTTTGCCTTTTTTCTTGCCTGTAGTTGACAACCACGGGCCTTCAAGATGCATTGACAAGTTAATCTCCTAAAAAGTATAACATAACCTCTATTATATACTATTTTAGGAGCAGTGTCAACTCGTTTGGCTTGCCAATTTAAAACGTCCTTGCTACCATTTCTAGTAGTTCTTCATGTTCAAGAGATTCAAAGTCGCTGTTGAACTCGTAGACTGCATCATCGACTTGATCCCAATCCTTAACGCCCAATATTTCAAACAGTTCGTGTTTGCTAATTGGTTCGCCCCGCATATGGCTAACCCAAACTGCGGTCATTACAGTACAGGCGAAGATTGTCTGTTCACTATACACATCGTTTCGATCGCACCAATCAATAGTGCGTCGAAGATAGTATTCAATATCTTCGAGCCTATGTTCTAACTGAGCAATCCAATTTCTAGTAGACTGACGATCCCACACGTACTTAAGACCTTATTTGCCGGCTGCTTCTTTACGAGCGTTCTTAACGGCTGTTACATCGTTACGTGTTTCTTTACATAGCTTGGCAAGGTCTTGGCAATGCTTGCGTACACGAGTACCGGCTGCACCAACTTCCTTGTCATAGAACTTTTCAAAGTCCGACTCCATTGCTTCTACGATTTTTGTGAATTCTGCGAATTTATTTGCTGACATATTAGTTTCCTTTAATTTGTTGTGCTATTAATTTAGCTGTTGTAGGTGCCAGCGTCCACCCTAAATGGCCGTGCCCTGTATTATAATACACCTTAGAATTCTTTTTGCTCTTGCGTACGATTGGCATCATGTTTGGTGTCATTGGACGTAAGCAAGCCCAGCTGGAATAATCGTGTGTATTAATATTTGGAAAGTTTGTATGAACCCATTTTAACAAAGGTTCAATTCGATCCCTACGAATATCGTAGTTTTCGCCTGCTAACTCAGCAGTACCTGCTACCCTAAACCTATTTCCTAAACTTGCTGTAACAATCTTAGCTTGGTCATCGAGTAAACTTACAATAGGAAGATTTTTCCTATCTACATTATTGATTGTGATTGAGTAGCCCTTAACTGGATAGATATCCAAGGTCTCTCCAATTTGTTTGGCAAGCTCTACACTGCCAACTCCGGCTGCAACAACTACCGCGTCAAACGCATCTGCCAGATATTCCATGCCGTACTTGTCTGTAACGGTAGAATTGTATTTGAATACTACATTGTATTTTTCCTTCAATACATATTCCAATTCGTAACAGAACTTATGTATATCTCCAGTCCAGTCACTCATTGTCCATGCGCCGCCGACTAAGCCGTCTATGTGGCTTAAGGTTGTGTCAAGGGCTTTAGTTTTTCCAGGAGTTAAAATGTCCCATTCTAAACCGTTCTTATGATAAATTTCTTGTGCAGTCTTAGCAGCTTCAAAGTATGTTTCGTCTTTGTAGAAGTGCAGTATACCTGACGGTGATTGATTGAAGTGTAACTGTTCTTCTAATTTAATATCAGCATATAACTGTCGAGCTTCAAGCCCCATTTGAATAGTCTTAGCTGTATTTTCTTTATAAACGCCTTTGGCAGTGTAGTATAAGAATTTAGCAATCCACTTCCACTGTGCCCAATCAAGTCTTGGTCTAATTAGCAACGGAGCATCTTTGGTAAACATCCACTTAATGCCTTTCTTGACATTGCTCCATGTGTTCCAAACTTCACTGTTGCTAACTGAAATTTGCCCGCCATTGGCGAAACTAGTTTTCATAGCAGGATATCGTTCCTGCTCAAATACTGTTACATCGTGACCGTCTTTTGCTAGGTAGTAAGCTGTAGTGATCCCCGTGATGCCTGCGCCAATAACTGCTACTTTCATAAAACTCCAAGTTGTTTTTCTAACCAGGGTTTACAATTCTCCCAAGTTGTGAAAATATGTGCTACGCCCCCGGCAGCTTCCCATTCATGACAGTTACTGTGTCTGTCGTCGATTAGGATGTCTCCTGGATGTTTACAGTGACGCCACTTGTCATAACTGTAAGGTCCGATAGTAACAGGGATACCTGGAAAGTGATCGTTAGCCCACCACACCTTATCTTGTGCGGCCAATGGCATACTGTAGTCATGTGGTAGTGCTGTTAAGAACCGCAAATGGTATTGTGGATTTTGAGCAACATAGGTCTTACACATTTCAACTAGTTCGTGTGCGCCTTCCATCAAAGGTAAGTTACGATAGAACCGTAGGTCATCTTTGACTCGGTCCCATTCTACTTGGGGAATACGTTCCCCATTCTTGTCCCAACGTTTCTTAAGGATGTTCTGCGCATGGGCGTGCCAATCGGCGACTACATCATCCATGTCTAAATAAATGTTCATGTGTGTATTATAAATTAATTAGAAAGTAATGTCAACCGGCAAATACGTCCGAACTTCCTGCACCAATTGTATCACCTTCAACTGGGTCTCCAATACGTGCAACTGCATTGTTATTAGCAAACACAGTACCAGAACCGGCTGATGTAGTATGACCACCTTCGCCCGGATGCGGGTCTCCGTTATATGCCGGACTCGCACCATGCGGTGCCCACCCATCACCAACTCGATTAACTGCGATACTATTTGCAAACACATTAGGACTGCCGCCGGTTGCAGGTCGTGGCTTATACGGGCCGTGACCCGTTGTCTTATCGCCGATTCGTGTTACTGGTTTTGAACTCATTATACTGTTGCCAAAAGTGCTTTAAGTGTATTAGCTATACCCGAATAGCTAACCAAATCAACTGTGTGTACAAATGCTTGGCCGTCAATTGTATATGTGCAAGTTTCTTGCAAATTTGCAGGACTATCTACTTTTGTTATCATAGAGAATGTCCCAAGTTCCGGAGCCATGTTAGTTGTGACTAGTGTTTTATTTAAGTCAAGGTATGTCCATGACGTTACAATAATCGATCTGTACAATCCGGATATAGTAACTCTGCCAACTTCGGTTGTTATAACTACCCCCGGATCAGTATAACTCGCAGTAACAACAGGAACAGTTTCGGAAGGAACAAGAATAGTCTCGCCAGTTAGCTCGTCTATAGTTTCAATCTGCACATCGATTACTTGCGTAAACGGTATTGCCATTCCTACTGTTGCTGTAGTTACAGTTAACATTATTAGCTCAACGCAATGCCTGTTGTTGACTCAATAAACTGTTTAGCAAATGCTTCATCAGTTGGCTCTGCAACAGTTACAGTAGTCTTAATTAATTTGACGTCACGATCAGGGTTGACTGTGAACAAGTAAGGCATTAAGCCTGGTCCTTTTGGTCCCATACCGATTACTTGAATCCTTGATAACTTGTAATAAGTATCAGTTTCTTCTACTAGCTTACCAATTAATTCTTCCCCACTAGTTAGTTTGAGAGTAATTACTTCGCCTTCTGCCACGCCTTTGTTAATTAACATATTATACCTTTTCTAAAAATGTTTTAAGTTCTGTAAATCCGCCGATGAGTTGATCATCAACAAATATCTGTGGTACTGTACGAGCATGTGGTACAGCTTCCATCAATTCTTCTTTAGTAAATCCGTCTCCAATTTTCTTTTCTTCGAACTGGATGCCTTTTTGTTTTAATAGTGCCTTTGCTTGATCGCAATAAGGGCAGTGGTACTTAGACCATACAATCGCTTTCATTTCATTTCCTTATAGTGCTGGTAGTGCATCGTAGTCAATGCCTTCACCCATGACTCCGATAACATAATTTGTGCTTTCACTTTCTTGTAGTGCCGTTTGTTTCTTGCTAGTGTCGCTATGCTTGTTGAACCAAGGGATAGGAGTAGACTTAGGTGCTGGATTGTTATATTTGATACCAATCTCTTTCAATGCACCCATTGCTGTATAGTCAACAAAGTCTTTTAAAATGTTTGCATTAAGACCGATAACTGGGCCTAGTTTAAACAAGTAGTCTGCCCATTCTTTTTCTTCACGGATAACGTCCATGTACAGTTGATACACCTCGGCTTCGCATTCTGCCTTAATAGCGGCAAAGCGACTGTCTTCTTTAATTACTTGATTAATCAAGTAAGCAGTCCAACCTTTGTGTAACAATTCATCTTGGAGAATCAAACTAATAATGTTTCCGTTACCGATGAAGATTTTGTTCTCTACCATAGCAAGACTTGTTGCAAACGATACCATGAAGCGAAATGCTTCTAAGGCATAACTTGCGTGTAGTGCCATCCAGATTGCTTTAATATGATCTTTCTCATTGATATCGCCATTACATTCTACAGCACAGTTAATTTGGTGTAGCTTATCATAGTAATTACCTACGCTACTAGCCATGCCTACAATTTCTTGAGTGTCATGGATTGTGTTGAACACATCCTTTGGCACGTTGTAGATGTTACGGATAATATGACTGTATGAGCGACTATGAATGTTTGTTTCAAAGAATGTCCAGTTGTAGATTAGAGCTTCTAGTTCAGGAAGACTAATTACTGGCGCAAACACTTGACTTGGTCCACGTCCTTGTAAACTATCCAATGCTGTTTGACGTAGCAAGTTGCTAGTGAAGATATGCTTGATAGCATCGCTTGCATCTTTAAAATCGTTAGAGTCTTTGGCTAGACTAATTTCTTCCGGCACCCAGAAAAATCCCCGAGCTGTTGTTTCAAAGTCGGCAATCTTTTTATATTTGACTTCTTCAAATCGTTGAATGGTAACTGGACCTGCTGGATCCAAAAACATCTTACGATTTAAGTAATCTGTCTTAGTAGTTAGGTTGTATTGTTGTTTTGACATTTTAATAATTTCCTGATGCAAGTACTATCTTGCAAATATGTTCTAATCTTTCAATGTGCTCATAGGCACGCCATGGACTTGTGTCAATGGCTACTACTCCGTGGCCTTTGATTCCTACAATGTCATAGGCAATATTACCGTCTTTGTCTAATTGTAAGTTCTTATGGCATTGGTCCGCAAGCTCTTGACTAATAGGAGGTACATCACCCACATTAGGTGCTACCTTGGTATAGCGATTAAGTTCAGGAAACGCATCGCTAATCTTACTTAGGTCAATGCCGGCGTGCATGGCAGCAATACAGTATGTAGGATGAACGTGTACTACAACTCGTACATCATCTTTGTGTTGACCCATTTCACGTTGTAAACCAAAGTGCAACGGTAGTTCTCCACTGGGCTTTAGATTTGCACTGATATCAGTATATGCTAATTCTTTACTTGCATGATACAGACGTGGCGGTTGATCATAATAACCTTTTTCGATTCCGATCTTCTTAAACTGATCAGGTTGTAGAGTTTGCTTACGCACACCACTGGGTGTGATATAAAAATGATCACGATCGTGGTGACGAATCGACACATTGCCGTCACGACTTGTTATCCAATTACGCTTGTAAGCGTCTACCATAATATCACATATCGTTTCTAACATTTAATTCCTATTCAGTTCTTGGCCAAGCACTCGCCTTGCCATTTTTAATCAATTTAGAAATAACAGAGTTTAAGTGCCTCTGTTTGTTCTTCTCTGGACTAAGGGCGAAAATACCTGTCTTATTTTCTTTAGCATATTGTCCGCCTTTCAATCCGCCTTTCTTTCCTGCCTCCGATGCGTGTCCTAACTTAAATCCACATCTGCCTTCGTTGTTCGCTTTAATTGCAGCCAGTGAACATATCTTACTCCGTTCTTCTTTTGACATTCCCATACGCTGTGCTATTCTATTAGCAGCCGCATAGTCTCCCTGGGAGTAATGAATATCAAAATGCTCTTGCAATGATACTGCCTTTAAATTTACAGGATCATTATTACTATGGTTTCCATCGATATGATGTATATCATATCCTTCTGGTATTGGTCCATAATTTTTAACGAAAATTTTTCTATGTTTTTTAGTTTCTGCCATACTCGTGTTCCCACGAGTATTTATCAAAGTACAGATAATTTTACGTTAATATGATCCCAGTTGATGATTTTCCATTGGTTAGTGAGGTATGATTTTTTGTCCCATTTATAATCGTACATTGCGTGTTCCCACCAATCAATTAATAGAACAATATCTTTCTTAATCTCGTGATTTGTGATAGTTTTGATCTTGCCATCGTCAGCTAGATAGACCCAGCCGCTACCTTGTACTGCCATTGCTGTCTTAGCAAACGCTTCTTTAAAAGCGGCAAACGATTTATAGTGCTGTTCAATGAACGCTAAGATTCCACCGGTTGGGTTATTCGAGCCCATAGGTGCTTGATACTGTTGAAATAGAATGTTGTGTAAGAATACGCCTGCTTCATTGAACGTAGGATCACCTTCGTTGTTGTTATAGCGTTCAGCGTATGTCTTTGCTAACTTGCCGTAATGATAGTTGAGTGTATCTTCTGATATAGCAGGTGCTAACTCATTGGCATCATAAGGTAGACTTTTAATTTCTAACTTATGAGGTTTGCCTTCATTTAACACGTTTCGGATAAAACTATAACTCATAATTTGCACGACTCGCAGTCATCTTGATCGTCAAAGTTAATAGGGTCTAACATAGTTGGAGCATCTTCTGCTACTTGTTTACTACCTGCCTTGTTAATTAGACTGTAGTAGAATGTTTTCAATCCCCACATGTGTGCTTGCATCAAGTTCTTAGCAATCAATGTAGTTGGCACTTTACGATCCGGGAAGTGTGCTGGATTGTAGAATGTGTTAGTTGAAATGCTTTGATCAGTATAAGCTGCAATAACTGCCGCAGTTTTCAAGTAACCTTCACAGTCTGTTTGATCCCACATTAGTTGATATTTGTTCTTTAGTTTAGCGTACTCAGGTACAACTTGTGTAAACGAACCTGCCTTACTTTCTTTTGTACTAATCAAACTCATTGGCATTTCAATACCGTTAGTTGACCCAATAACAACTGAGCTAGACTCAACCGGAGCAACAGCACCGTTAGTGGCATTACGTACACCGTAGGTGATCATTTCTTTACGCAATGATTCCCAATCAAGTTCTGGAGCAAAGCTAGTTAGCTCGTTAACACCTTTAGCACGTAGTTCCCACGGAAATGTTCCCTTGCCGTAACGTGTTTGGTCTGAGCCTAAGCACTTGCCTCGCTCCTTGGCCAACTCAACTGACATCTCTGTCAAGTAGAAACTTTGGTGTTCTTGCCAAGTCTTAACTTCTGCAAGTGCATCCTTGTCGCCATACTTCAATCCACGCTTGGCATGCCAGTAAGCAAGGTTAGTAATTCCAATGCCCAATGGACGGATTTCTTCGTTGCTTAGTTTACTTTGAATACTTAAGAAGTCTTGGTAGTCAAGAATGTTATTCAAACTGCGATGTAGAATCCTACATGCTCTACGCATGTCTTCCGGATTACGGAAAGCACCCCAATTGATAGAACCGAGAGTACATAACGCAATGCGTCCCTCAGGGTCGTCTAATCGTTTGAAAGATTTAGTAGGCAGTAGGATTTCGCAACACAAGTTACTTTGATAAATTGTGTGATATTCTGGGTCGAACGGACCTGTATCAGTGCGCTCTTTCAAAATGCCCGACTTGAATACTTCTTCAGCGGACATTGTCTTCTTACGTAGACCCGGAGTCTTTTCGTATTTCACATAGAGCTGTTCGAACAGCTCTGTGTTCTTGTAGAATGCTTCGTACAAGTCTGGTACTTCATTTGGATCGAAGAACGTAATGTCTTCTTTATTCTTAAAACGTCTCCAGAAAAAGGCCGACAAGACGACTCCATAGTCCATGTGTCTAACACGGGTTTCTTCTGTTCCTTGGTTGTTCTTGAGAACAATGAGATCATCAAACTGATGGTGCCAAATAGGATAAAAGACAGTAGCACTAGCATTACGGATTCCACCTTGACTACAACTCCTTAAGTCACCGAACCATTTTTTCAGGAATGGTATCATACCTGTGTGCATAATTTCACCACCACGGATGGGAGCACCTAATGGACGTAGTCGCCCAATTTCTAAGCCAATGCCAGCACGTTTGCTAGCATACTTGGCCATCATTTCGCCGGAAGCAAAAATAGAATCCAAGTCATCGTCGGATCTAATAAGAACGCAACTACTAAACTGCTTAGTAGGAGTTCCAAGGCCAGCCAGTACCGGAGTGGCCAAGGTAAACAGTCCATCGCTGGCTGCGTTATAGTATTCCTTAATGAATCGCATTCTCGCTGAATTCGGTTCTTCTTTGTGAAATACAGTAGCGGCCGCGACCATATATCGAATCTGTGGAGTTTCATATGTTTCCTTTGTAGCACGATTACGTACTAGATACTTTTCGATTAACTGCTCAATAGCCGCATAAGAATAGTCTTCGTCTTTTTCGTGATCTAGCATGTCGTTCATGCGATCCCACTCGTCTTCAGTATACCATTCTAGTAGCTCAGGAGTGTATAATCCGATCTCTATGTTCTTCTTGACGATAGTATATAGGTGGGGAGGTTCGTATGAGCCATATACATCTTTACGTAGCATTGACAATCGTTGTTTGCCTGCTACATTCTGATAGTTTACATGACCGACATCTGGATTTGATTCTACGTCAATCAAATCAACAATCGCACGTAGGGTAATTTCATCAACTTCTCTAGTTGTAATACCATCGTAAAAGTGCGGTTGCGCTTTGATTTCAATCATCGATTGACTAACATCTGCTATGCCCTTACAAACCTTTGCGATCTGTGTCTGCCATTTTTCGATCATTAATGGCTCTTTTTTTCCGTCTCTTTTGATTACAGTTATAGTTGTCATGTGTTAAAATTCTAATATAGGACGTATTTAGTGGAGAGTCTTCATGTTGTAAATCTTTTGTGTTTTCAAAGACTTAGGAAGGTCAACAGCATCAATCCAACCGTCATCGTACCCATATACTTTCTCGCCTACGAACAACAAATAATACACTGTTTTATTAACACTGTCAATTGATACGGTTATTTTAGGGTTAATGAATTTAAATCGATCTGTTAACTGTAGAGTATAACACATTCCTAAGATTAAATTGAATTCACAATACTCGTTCTCACTAACCAGTTCCCAAGGCGTTGGCCAAGTGGTACTGTCGTAAGGGTCTGTATAGATTTTGACTCGCGGGAGTCTTAAGAAGAACTTAGAAACATCCTCTAGTGGTTGAGTTGAAGTTTCTAAATGTTGCCTGAGTTGGACCCAGGCGGCGAATTGTCGCTGAACTACTTTTTCGTCGGTTAGCATTAGCTAATGATTTTATATGTATATGTAATTGTTGAAGTATCGGCTAGGTTAGTATTCTTGTGTTTGATTACTACGCAACCGTTTGTAAGATCTGCATCGAACAGAATATTTGAATCTAGGCCTGCTGTGCCAACGTACTCATATTCGTCTACCAATTGTATACTAGCAGCATTTAAGTCTACTGATACATTCATTTTACCACGACGCATTTGCGGATACGCTGTACTCTCTAGAACATAGGTAATCTCAACACCGGCGCTAGCTGACACTGGGATTCTAAACAAATTAGTGTACGAACTAGCAGAAGTCGGAACAGATCGCGTCCTAGGCTCATTGTCGGCAAATTGTACCTTGCCACCTACTTCACTAAGATATGTTTCTGAGAACGTATATGATAAGGAAGTGTCAACTACAGTTCCCGTTATAACATCTGTTCTAACTGCCCTGTCAAAGTTATCATGTGTAGATGAGTTGCCAGCTGATACAAACTTGATCTGGTTATACAAGTTGTCAGCATTGCCGCCGCCTGCATTACCTACGTTGTCAAATGTGTTGCTGTGTGTTTTGTTACCTGTACCATTGCTAACAATAACGCCTTCTCGGCTAATGTTATAAAAATAGCAATTGTTAATAGTATTCTTTCTTGGACCAAAGTGCTCACCTGTACTTGACAATGTAGCACCTGTTCCAAAGTTAATACCGTATTGTGAATTTTTAAACTCACATCCAGTGAAGTGATTATTAAAAATGTCTTGCTTTGCAAACACATCATAACCAAAGCCGTCAACTGTTACGTTGTCAAATGTGTTACGTTGGCAAGTAACGACTGAGCTAAGAGCGTGCATTCCGATACCGTAGCTAGTAGTTGCAGTTACACCCACACCCACTAGTTCTATGTCGCTGAATGTAGAATCACGAACAGCGTTTAATCTAAATCCGTATACTAATCCAGAGTCTTCAGCATTTAATGTGAACCCTGATAA